GTAGCAATTGTTGCATGAATACCGTCTTCAAACACAATACCATTACCTGGGAAATACATATCTAAACCTTCTGAATCAAATAAAAATGTAGCAATAATTGTTCCTGTGGCACCGCCACTTCTAAAAATAACAGAACAGTTAGTTCCACCTTTTGCTTGAACAGAAGTTAATCTTGATCTTCTACCTGTAGCAACCATTTGTGCCGTAGATGTAGCATGAGCTACCGACTGGTCACTTGAAAACGATCCTCCGCCTGCCATAAATTTTCTCCTTAAAGTTTTTGTGAGGGCCGAAGCCCTCACATTAATTTATTATGTTAACTCTGGTAAGCCTTCACCTTGCTTGCCTGAATCTTTTACATAGTAGTAAATGATTCCAGAGATAGTTCCACCAGTTGGTGCTGATGAACCTTTACCACCAACAATTTTGATGATCTCTGTTGCAGGTAATGCGATATTACCTAAAGAAGCGCCTGCACCTGTGTCTCCGCCCCAAATTGTTGCGATTCCACCGTCAGCATCTCCTTCGTTAACTAATCCATCGATGTCAACAAAATTAGTTCCACCGTCATTGTCAGTGTAACCTATGTCACAAGTTGGGTTAGTACCACCAGTAGCTGCACCTGTAAAAGTGATTCCAGTGATGATTGAGTTTTTTGGAAGAATTACTTTTCTTGTATCTGTTGAAGATACTTGAACGTCTGTTCCTGCCGCTGCAGTTGCATCAAAAGCGAATTGAGCTTGCATAGGCACAGATCCAGCGAAAGTAGTTCTTGTGCTATCTCCACCGTTTGATCTAACAAATCCAGTGAAAGTTGTTTTATTTGCCATAGTATTATCCTCCTAGTTTCCGAATACTGTCTCTAGGCCGTCGACTATACGCGTCAGTATTCTAATTAATTGTATAGTGAGAATTTTATATACTAGTTTTTAATAGAGTGCAAGGAATCCCTATAAGTGTCTCCACTTTTGAAAAAGAAATAGGTCCTAATTATCCAGCGAAGAGATGATTCTCACCATCTCTAGGATTCTTTGGACGCTCTTGGTTTTGTAAGATAGATCTAATTGCTCTTTTGATCTCATCTCCAACAACCGACATTTCTGCTGTCACTGCTCCACCATTCGCAAGAAATAACTCGTTCCACTTAGACTCGAGTTTCAGTTTCTTCGCGAACAATACCATGTTGTCCTGAGCCATCGTCAACCTCCTCATAGGTTATATAATATCCACCACTAAATTGTAGTGGATTCGGCTCCCATTTTATATCATTTTTTCCTAGATAGTCAATGATAAGAGGATGTAGATCTTTTTCATCATTTATTTCTTTCGCAGACTCTAATGTAATTTCAGTCTGTACTTCTTGGGTAAATATTTTAACGAGATATTTCATTTTTCCTTTCTATCATAAAAAAAGGGGGCTCGAAAGCCCCCTTTAAGTATAATTATTTAATTATTACGCAGTTCCTGGTGAACCGAACATACCTCTAGGGTCAGAGAATCCGAAAGAATATCTCTCTCTAGCTTTGTATCTTACGTTACCAGTATCAAAATCACCTTCCATAGCAGTTTTGATTGGTGCTCTAACAAACTGTTTCATACCATTTGGTACATCAGTTTTGATAAAGAACGCATCTGAATCTGTTAGGTAATTATTCACAGTGTAACCTTGTGGAATCATACCCATAGAAACAACAGCGTTAACGTCGTTGTCAGCAGTTCCCGGTCTTTGAGTTGATTTCATTAATCTCTCAGCAGTAAATTGTAACTGAGAAGGAATAATTAATTTCATACCTCTAGCTGCGATTTTTAAACCTCTTTCATCAGTGAACGCAGCAATGTCGATTAACGATTGCTCTAATGAAGTTTCGTTTAAGTCTGCAGCAACAGCTAATTCATTTCTGAATGAGCCTGCGATCGTTGGGTGAGCTTGATCTAATAAAGGTGATCCGTCTCCTCCAGCAAACGCCGAGTCAAATGCATTGTTTAATACATTTGCTGCTTTTACTTGTTTAGTGTTCGCCATAGATCTTGCTAATGCTTTTGTATATCTAGACGCAAGTCTGTCATACAAATTATCTTCAATCGCTTCTTCAGTGATTGAGAATGCAAGAGCAATTGTCTCGTGCGTATATCTAGCTGTGAAAGTTTCTTGAGCGTTGTCAAATACTACACCAGATCCTTCTGGTTTAACTTGAGCATTTGCAAATCCAGATAACATTACTTCCTCTTCGAAAGCTCTGTCTGAATTTTCGCTGTCAAAAATTTCAGCATGCTGATTTTCGTACCTTTGGTACTCCAAGCCGAATAGTGCATTCAAACCTGGTTCTAGTTCTTTAACTAGTTGTCCTCTACTTATAGCCATGTTGTTATACTCCTATTCTATTAAACGCCCACAGTGCCTTTAGCAAGGCTGTGTTCGTTGATTGATACAACCAAATTAACATTTGCAGATGTAGTGTCATTGTTGTCAATGTCTTTTGAAATTCCTAAGATTTTCAAAGTTACATCAGCATCTGTTGTAGTTGTAGCTTTGTTCAATTCTACTTTTGAAACGTAGTTAGCAGAATCTCCCGCAGCATAAACGATGTCTCCGTTTAAGAAAACATCTGCTTGGGTTGCAGTTGAGTTACATTGAATTTCGAACCTTTCATAAGGGTCGTCACTCACAAAACCTACTGTGTCCGTAGCATTTACTTGTTCGTAATGGTTAGCGAACGTAGGTTTACCTGTAGTTGGGTTAGTATAGAAAGCACCGTTAAGTGATCCTAAAATTGCACCGCCAGCTGCAGCAACGTCTATGTTTCCAGTCGCTGTGATAATCACAGGATCGTTTTGATAGATCGTGCTCGCCTCGTTTTGAGCAATAGTATACTCACTTAAACCTTGGTTATCTCTATTTTGACCAACTTTTCCGATTGCTCTCAGTCCGAAAGCAGCGTCTTGGTTTGCCATAGTTTTATCTCCTTAGTTTATAGCTTTTAGTTTACTATCACGGTAGTTGATATTACTAAAAAATTATTTCTTAGTACCACCAAAAGTTACGCGACTCTGCCTCTCATTATTGATTGGCATACTTGGGTGCTGTTCCTTCATAAGGTCGTTGTTTACTGCATCGTCTCGATCTCTAGTTTGTTTTCTAAAGTATTCGTCTCGAGCCTTGGCAACCTCTTCTGGTATCCTAGCCAGCAATAGGCCTCCAACTCCGATCACTCCTGCGTATTTTCCTTCACCGACGGATGGATATGATTGTTCTGGATATTCATCAGCTCTCACTAATTCCCAACCAGTTCTCAATTTACCGGACATGTTCTTTGTATCATCAAAGCCCATACTCTCGGCCCTTATCCATCTGTGCTTGAATCCATCAGGCGCAGGCGGTGCATCTAAGTTAGATGGTGGAGTCCAAGTCTGTGGTCTAACATCGTTAGATCTAGCTTGACTCGCACGAGGGGTTTTTATTTTATCTTTTTCCATATGCTTAAACCTCCTTCATGATTTTTAATTGTTTTGCATAATCTTCTAATGACACTCCTAATTTTTTAGCGATAGCAACCTGAGAAGGTGTGAGACTCACGGTTTTGCGACTAGATTTTACACTTCGCTTCGCTGAAGCTACTGTCTGTGTAGGCTTAGTCGTCGAACCTTTATTATTTGTATCATTAGTATCAAATTTATGTGGGAATTCAAGTCTTATTCTTCTATCCAATTCCACATAATAATCGTCAGACTTAGGATCATACCCTTCCTGATCAACCAGTGTTTTATGTAAGTCAAATGCCGTATAAGTCATAGCATTATCGGTACCAAACCATCTATTATTAGATGCCCAAGCTTCTGCTTTAGGGTCAATTTCCCTGNNGCTTGCTGCTGGCGACTCGAAACTAGGTACTTTATCTTCTTTAGCAGCTGCATTTTGCTCTGCCGCATAAGATAATTCCTTGAGTCTTGCTTCTTCGTAACCCAATTTAGATATTTCTTTTTGAATATCTACTTCTGCAGATACATCAGAAGCTTCTCTAGCTTGAGCTAGTTTAGCTTTTTGTGCTTCTAACAGTGATTGGATTTTAGTTTGTCTGTCTTTAACAGACTCAGTTTCCAAAGAAGTATACTTTTTAGATAAAGCTTCTTTTTCTTTAATTTGCGCTTTTGCAAATTCTAAAGCTTCATCTCTTTGTCTTTGTGCCTCTCTCCACTTTCCAGTGAGTTTAGCAATTCTTCTTTGTACGTCTTTACCATAATTCTCTAATTCGTCTTTCTTATTACTGTCAACTTTTTCTTCTTGATCATCTTTTTCAAGTTTGATCTCTCTTTCATTTTCGAAAGTTTTATCTTCTGCAGAACCAGTATCTTTTTCTTCTACTGTATCTACAGGAGCTTCTCTCTTATCTTCTTGGACAGGAACATTTTTTTCTTCCGGTAAGTTGACCTCTGTATCTGGTCCGGAAGTGTCTATGTCCACCATCTTTTCTTTTTTTGCTTCTTGTTCTTGCATAGTTTCTCCTATGTTTATATGTGATGCAATACAGATTCTGGATCTTTAATAGTACCCAAAACCTCATCGTCGTTAAGAAGACGAACTTCTCCGCCCTCTATTGGTAAACGTGATCCGGCATATCTTGCAAAGATTACCCAATCACCTCTTTTACACCATGGACCTGTAGGAAATTTTTCTTCATCCTTGTAAGCCAATGGACCCAATTTTATAACATAACCGCAGTTAACTGCGATACGTAATCTATCTAAAGTTTCTTGTGCAACTAATATTCCACCTTTAGTTTTTTCTTTCGGTGTGAAAGGTAAAACTAAAATTCTAAATCCTGCTGGATTTGGAAGTTCTTCTTCAATGGAACCAACATTAGTTTCATCAACTCTTTTTGAATCTTCTAAAGATTTGGTTTCTTCTTCTTTTTTATTTTCTTCGTTGTATTTCTCTTCAAGTGCTAGTTTAGTCTTTGGGACTTCCGTCGAACTTGATGACGTTGTTTGTTTCTGTTTGGTCATTTTTTGTATCCTCCTTTGGATTTAGCAGGGCACCAATTTCCTGATCTATTAATTGTAAGGCTTGCGCCTGTCCTAAAAGATATTTGTACTGATTAATATCTTTTACTCCACCAGCCATCATAGTGTCACCTATTGACTGATAAGAATCTCTTATCTTCTTCCTAATCACAGGAATAAATGTTTCTAAAGTATGATCCATTATAATTTTTTCTTTAGTTCTTTTAGATAATCTTCATTCTCTTTTCTTTTTGATCTCGTAATATGTGAACATGTTTACGCCATGCCCATGCATTTAATTTACCAGACCAACCCATAATCCAATGAAGAGTTTGATATACTATTTTATCTAGCATTTCTTATAGCTTCCTTTCCTCTTTTAGCAATAGATGCAACTTGATTTTTGCCCATAACTTTAGCTCGTTGTTCCATTACAGTTAAGATTTGTATTTTACGTGCAAAAGGTTTGTTTATACGTTTTACTTTAGCAACAGTTGCTCTTGCATCTGCTGGTGTAGCAAATTTTATTTTAACTGTATCTCTAGGATTTTCATCCGTATACAGTCTTCTTCCTGAACCTTTAGGCTTTTTTCCCGTTCCCTTTTTTGGATCCGCCATTGATAACTCCTTTTAGCATTTTAGCTTGACCAGCATGTGTTTTAGATGCTTTGTTCAAACCTTTGATTACTTTTTTAATTGTTCTTTTTTTCTTTAACATTTCCATCTCCTTCTTGCCTGACGAAGACGTGAGTTCGGATCTTTTGCTGCTTTAGGGAATTTTTTCATTTGTCCTAGTGATC